ACATTCCTTGCGATTGGCGAGCAAATCGGAAACATGGTTTTTGGAGTTGACAAAGCCAATGAATCCATCAAGTTAATGAATGAACAGATGGCTCGGACAGATGAAATTTCCAAACTTCTATTTGCTTCAAAGGCAAATACAGAATCCGACATGGCCGCGCTTCAAAAGAAGAATGACGACTATGGAAAGAGTTCAGATCAAATTGCATCGGAACTCTTTGTTGCAAATAGAAAAAAAGAAATTGAAGGCATCAGATTAAAAATGAATGCAGAAGTTGCGGCTAAAGCCGTTGCAATGGGGAAAGAAGAAAATGCAGATGGCCCGGTGCTTTATGAAACGCGAACATTGCAATCAGATGGAACATCAATACTTATAAAGCAACATAGGGAACTGCTTCACACACAAGAACAAATCGATAAAGAAACCGAGCGCGGCTATAATTTTGCAAAGAGTGCTGCTGCTTCTGCTATTGCTAATATTTCTTCCGAAACTCAGGCATATAATGATCTACAAAAAATAAACCAAGATAATTTGTTGGCGACACAACAATTTAACTCCGAACGAGATGCAATCTTAAATTCTTACGATGCTGAAGAATCGGCTCAAGAGCAGATAAATAAACTCACGGACAAAGCAAATGAATCGTTAATGACCGCCCGCGATGCGGAATTAGAAAGACTAAGTAATTTAGATGGAATTACAGCTTCAATGCTTAGTCAAGGCATTGCCGCGTGGGATCTTGAAGCAGCGGGTAAAGCAAACGCAAAAATAATTGAAGAACAATTAAGCGCCCAAGAAGAACTCTCCAAGGCCAACATGGGAGTGAACGAAGCGGGCGCAAACTTAGACGCGGCACAATCCAACCGAACCGCCAGCGCGACCAGCGTCGACACCGCGCTCGGGTCGATCAAGATTCAAGGCGTAACTGACTTCTCGAAATCGAAAGAGATTGAGAAAGCGCAGCAGGCTCTTGCGGCTGCGCAGACCACAGTGACAAATACCAAAGCCATCGCAGACGGAATTGCGAAACTCGTTCAAATTAACGGAGGCACGCCATGAGTATTACTTGGGAACAGAAAAGCAGGACGGCAACTTATGATCGAGGGCGATGGACTGGTTCCACAACTTTTCTATGTTATAACGCAGATGCTTCAATAACAATAAATGAACTTAGAAATAGTGCTGTTTTGTCTTTTGGCGGTGGTGCGGATGGAACAATGGCAAATCTTATGTCTTTTACAGGGGCATCATTTACGCCATTAGATGGCTCAGATAAGTTTTGGAGTGCAACTCTTAATTTTGAATCTTCTCTGTCCATCGATGGAGCGTCCGCAGAAACACAAGATGTCTTGCAAGAAAAACAAATCGGATTCACTTCCATCGAAGTCAACGCGCAATCAAATATTAAAGAGGTCTGGAGGACGGGAGCGACTCTTCCATCAACTGATGCCTACAAATCTGCTCCAGAGTTAAAAAACATTTTAGGCGAGAAAGTCGACAGCGCAGGCGATCCGATTTCGCATGTTCAAGGCGTTTTGAATATCAGCGTGCGCAATGTCCGAATTGGGCGACCGAATTATCTTGCGTATGCAAACACAATTGGAAAAAGGAACAGCTCGGCATATACTTTTTATGGAAATTTTGGTGGTTCATCAAATCTTGTTTGCCCGTCGGGTTCACTTTTATTCGACGGCGCAACCTCGAGCCGCATTGGCCCGAATCAATACGAAGTCAATTTCTCGTTCACGCTTGATACACAGACTTTTCATTTAGTGCAGGTTCCGCTACGCAACGGCGACGGCACTTGCGTGGGCGCACCAAAAACTTCAGGCACTGCTCTTTCTGAATCTAATCCTTGGCATGCCACCGTCGTTTACTGGAAGCAACCATTTCCTAACACTGATTCATTTTCAGGACTTGGCGTAGTAACTTAATGAATATTAAGCCGAACATTGATGGTTCATTTGGCCCATTCTCTCAACGAGGATTTAAGAAACTTACGGACAAAGTCAACGAGAAAAAACAGAACGATTTGCGCAAAAATGCGCCGCAAGTATTCAATGTATTTCTTGCAATGATCACAGCGAACACGGTCATCATCACTGGTCGCCGCTGGCGTTACGCATGGGAACAAGCGGAGCAATACACCGACACGATTCAAAAGTTTCAGACCAGGGCTGGTAGCACAATCAATAGCGCGAATACGCTTATCTATGCATACAACACGGTCGAGGCATTGCAGCAGACAAGCGGAACAAAGGACGGCCCGGGGCTAACGCACGCAAGCATCCCGAGCGGCTTCACATTGCAGCCGATTGCCACTGGCACTGTCGTGCTGATGCACGCTTCGATCAATGCGACAGACGGATCGCAAGCGTTCTCATTCTGCGTCTCCAACGCCATTGATGGTACATGTACATAATGGCTCCTCCAAAGAAGCCATCTCTGACACCGCTGCAAACGACTGTGCTTTGCGGGCAACTGATCAGCATCCTGATCGCCTTGGGTCTTTATGTGTCGTCGCTCGGCGAGAAGAACGCAGTGCTGACACGCATCGCAGAGGACACAAAACAACTGACCGTGACGGCAGCGGAACTAACCAAGGCCGTCATACACGGTCAAGCAATAGATGAAAAGCACACTGAAGCCATCGCCGCGTTGGCGTTGAAAATTGATCGGATGAACTCGAAATAATGGAGGACTTATGGAATTTCTTTCTCACGCTCTCGGTACTACTTTCTTTGGCTGCCTGCTACTTTTGGTGGGTTGGCTTGCGGGTTCGATCTTCGGATTCAACGAGGTCAAAGCCAAGTGGTTCGACAAGCGATAATCCTCGTCGCCCTCACAGCGGGCTGCTCGGCGAGCAGGGAGATTGCCTCCAGCAGCGCAAACGCCGCAAACGCAGCACACTCAATCTCTGAGCGGAGTGCGTTCATCATTACGCACTCCGCTCAACCCGAGATTGTGGCCGCAGCCGTCACCATTAAAGCAGACGCGGCTGTCGTCTTGCATGAAACAAACCAAATTTCTGTGGCCGTCTCAGGCGTGAAAGACATCGTGCCGTATTGGGCGACGCTATTGCAGTGGGGTCTAGGAGCCGTCGTGGCGGTCGCGCTGGTGGTGCTGCTGTGGCAGACAGGCATCGGGACTGCTATTCGTGTCGCCATCGGGTGGATCCCGCGCCGCGTGCAGAACGAAGCTGACCTAGCGCGGCAAGCGATGTCGAGTGAAGACCCGACAACTGTCCGCGAACTCATCGCCGCCAAGCGGGCGGCGTCTCCGTTGTTCAACGCCGCATTCAAGGAGTCGGCGAAATGAGTCTGATGCTTGCGGGATGTTGCCTATCAAATACATGTTGTGTTTGCTCTTCCGTAAACACAGCCTATGACGATTCATTGCCGTCGACTATTAGTTGCGCGGTCGCTGGCAATATAGGCGTGAATGGATTTAGTTATGTCGGAATGACATTATATAAAACTGGTTTGTGTACTTACGAAACATACATAGGCGACTTAACTGATTGCGATCAATATCCGTTTTATATGCAATACAATTTTGCCGCAGCGGGATTAAATGTAGATTTTAGAAATGATATTTATGATACAACTTGTAATGGAGATTCATGCGGCCTCAGCAATTCAGGACCTACTCCACATCCAGGTGTTGGTTCTTGCGTTGGAACTGAAGTCATTGCTGTATTTGTTAAAGTGACGAAGACATATAATCCGTGCGCGTGTTGGCAAGCACAAGTAATATTTGAACATAAATTCACAAATAGATGCGGCGATGATTGCACTTGGACTACGCGCACCGATTGCACTAATTACCCATACACGCGCAGCGGGTACACCAACCATATTGCAACTGATAAAAATATGTTGGTCTTAAAAAAAACTAACGATTCAATAGGTTATCTTGCAATTAGCAATGTAAACGCACAAGAAATATTTGTTGGTGGAGATGCGACACATTGCCCTAGTAGTTCCGACATAAATAATTTATGCGGAGAATCGGACGCTGGAGCATTAACAACATTGGCAGGCAGCGGGATATTGGTTGCAAATTCTCCGTCCGTTTTGCTTGGAAATTATACGATGGGAAATATCACTCCAGCGTGTACTTCGTATTCAACTAGTGCGACATCATTAACACGATCGGCAATCGGAAGTAGTGACTATAAAAATTGCACTACGGCAGGCGATACTATTCCTGCTCTTGTAGTCAACATCACAAATTTGACCATCTCATGAAAATCTGCGACCACTGGCAGGATTGCGGCGTGCAGGGCGGTGGATGTTGCGCCGCTAAACATTACGAAAAGCCGTCTATCGGGATGTGCACTACAAATTGCAAGCACCGAGTGATAGACGGAGTTGCGCAAGCGATGATGAAAAGCGAACCGCAAGCGCGGACACAGATTGAACTTGCTAGGCAATACGCCCGCGCCGAACTGACGCACGCAACGCAAGGCCCAGCGAGCGAAGCGGACGCGGCGGCGCGACTTGCGATCTGCATGGCGTGCGAGCATCGAGCCGTCGAATACAAGGGCATGACCGATGCAGGCGGCGTTGGGTGGTGCACCAAGTGCGGCTGCGGAAACAACCCGCGTGCGATGCTTACGGTGAAGGTCACACTAGCGGGCGTTGAATGCCCGCTCGCCAAGTGGGGCAAGGTCGACGGCACTGGCGCAACGGTCGCCAGCGCGGTGGACGCGGTGGCGGGCGTGGCGCGCTCAATTATTTTTAAAGCCACAGGGTTATAGAGCACACTAGATGTTGTGGTTTTTTCTTATCCACACACAGCCTGATCTATTTAATTAAAAATAGAATTTCGGTAGTTGCCTATAATTCAAAGATGCCGAGGGTTGCATTGAAACTTCATAATTTTGTGCGCAATGTATGGTTCAACCGCTTGCGTCCTGCGTATCGTAGACCGCCAATTATGGTGTTAACTTTTACCGATGAAATCCTTGCTTGGCAAATGTGGCTTGTAGACCAGCAATCTTATGAGCCAGCGCACGCCAAACTCGCTGCCCGATGGGCAGGCAGGTGGGTTGAACATGCGAACAATGAACTCACTCCCGCGAGTTGCGTCGCGTGGCTTTCGGACATGTGCCGCGAAACCAAACTAGCACCGCAGACTATTAGAAATCGCATGAGTTTATGCAGGCAGTTCAGTGGTTGGTTGGTTGTTCAGGGTCGTTTAAATACAAATCCTTGGTTGTCGATAAGCGCTCCGCGTGGTCGCGCTGGCGTTGGCGCAGACGCAATGACGCAAGACGATGTGAACAGACTGATCGCCGCCGCAGAGCGGGCTGCACTGAGTAACGATGGTCGACAGCGCAACAACTCTAAAACCCGAGCAACGCTTTATAGACTTTTAAACGGAACAGGAATGAGATACGGAGAATGGAAATCGCAGCAGTGGGTAGACATCGATCTCAACAAACAACAGTTGACGGTGACTAAAGACAAGTCCCGGCGCCGAGACTCGATCCCGATTTCCGAAAGCGTCGTGCGCACATTGCGAGCGTGGCGCAAAACATCCAAGGGCGAACTGGTCTTTGAAAAGTATCCGACAATGAAGGGACTTGAGACCGATCTCAAATCTTGCGGAATCACAGGCCGCGGAAAGTTTCATCGGCTACGCGTTGGGTTTATTACAAGCGCGTATGACCAAGGAATTCGACCAGAACTAATTTCGCGGCTGGCGCGACACAAAGATATCTCTCAAACCAACCGCTATTTCCGTGCGAAAGATGATCATTTGAAAAGCAGCATCGAAACTATTTCACAAATCGGGATGGAATTATCCCCTGAGCCTATTGACACGCGAGAAAAATCCTGCTCTAGTCGGAGTGTGTTCAAGCCCTCTACTAAAAATGCAGCGAATGATCGTGGTTCTGAGGGCAATGGGCTTGAACACTCTTACCTTCGGAATCACGATCATCCACTGCAATCAGATTTTGTAAATGGGCGGTGGGGGACTCGAACCCTCACCCCGATTGACAGTCTGATCCAAACGCTTGGCAATCTAGCCGAGCAGCTAAGGATTCAGAATGAGCAGCAAGGACGCATCGTGGCAGAACAGAGCAGAGGACATCGTGTTGGCAATGGATCGCCTGAGCGGGTTGGCCGCACGGATCGAGGCGACCAAACCCGAGCAGGCAAGGCAGTTGAGAATGGGAGCGATGGCGATCCGATTGGTCATCGCCTGTCGGCTCGGAGATGTAATCCGTCTCCTAGATCCAGTCGCAGAGGCTGATCCCTCGAGCGTGATGGCTGCCTGTGAAGCCATCCTCCAAGGCGATCGACCCAAGACAAAGGAGATCCCGCTGGTCTCGCTTGGGCAGGGCGACATGGTGCGCGAGATCCTTGAGCGTGACCTTGTGAGCGAAGTGCAGAAGTCGTCGTTGATGCAGCGTGCTGTGTTGGCGTGGCGACAGATGCGAGGTGCAGCATGAGTCTGCGTCTACACGATTGCATTATTGAGAACCTTCCCGCCGAGGCGTACCACTCGGACGAGTCAGTCGGGTCTTCGCTGATCCGCAAGTTGCAGACCAGTACACCGATGCATGCTAAGGCGATGATGGAGACTCCGATGTCTTCGCCCGCGCTGGCGTTGGGTACTGCTCTGCATGCGGCAATGCTCGAGCCTGAAAATGATTTAGCGCAGGCTGTCGTGAGTCCTGATGTGGACAAGCGAACGAAAGCAGGCAAGGAAATACACGCCGAATTTGAATTGGCTTATCAAAGTCAAGGTCGTTGCATAATTAATCAAGAGCAAGCCGAGCAACTCGACGGCATGGTGATTGCGTGCCTAAAAGATTGGCGCATAAAGCACTCGCTGTCAGCCTGTAAAAAACGCGAGGTTTCCGTTTTTGGATCGGTGGGTGGTCACAAAGCCAAAGCCCGGCTAGATGCTTGGAATGGTCACGGCATGGTGCTCGATCTAAAGACCACACGCGACCTTGCGTGCGACTTCGAGAAGTCAATCGCCAACTTTGGATACGGCCTGCAAGCGGCTTGGTATCGAGAGGTTCTGCGCAGCGTGTTTGCGACCGAAGGTCGTCTAATGCCTGACGACTTCTCCTTTGTGTTCCTTGTTGTTGAGACCACATATCCGCACGGCACTGCGGTTTATCGCATGAGCGACGAGGTGATGGACTGCTACAGCGATCGACTTGTCGAGTTGCAGAAGCAGTGGTGGGAGTGCGTGTTGAAGAATGAATACAAAGGTTGGCCGCAGACAGATGTCGTCGACATCTCGTTGCCAGCGTGGGCTATGAAAAAATTACAGGAGCAGAGATGACAAACGAAATCATGTCAACAGATCAGCCGACACCGCTTGCGCAGATGCAGCGGGCGAAGGCAATCGCCAAGGAGATTGCGTCGACCGTCGGGCATCTCATTGTGAACATCCAAGGCCGTCAGTATCCGACCGTCGCTTGGTGGCAAGCGGTGGGATGGGCATTTAATGTGACATCAACAGAAGTAGAGGTAGTAAAGCAGGTAACAGAGGATGGCTCGACGGAGTACATGGCGGTCGTTGCCATCGTGCGCATCGACACAGGCGAGACCGTCAGCCGTGGCTCGGCGATTGCATCGAGCGCGGAGCGTGCGCCGTGGGGACGCTCGGCATTCTCGGTGCGATCAATGGCGATCACGCGAGCGACTGGTCGAGCCTATCGACACGGATGCGCAATCATCCCGCATCTATTAAAGATTGAAAGCACGCCTGCGGAGGAGATGCCGATCGAGTCGGCGCAGCCCGAGGCGCGGGCGTTGCCACCAGCTGCTGCATCAAGCAGCGGGTCGAGCAGCGTGATGGCGATGTTGAAGCAGTCTGTTCTTGAGGAGCAGATCGAAGGTCTAGCGGGTCAAGTCAGCGAGATCGCCAAGGAATTGGGACACAAAATTTCAGCCGCGTCGGCGCAAGCCGCAGCGGAAAAGGGAAGCACATCGCGTGAAGATGTTCGGGATCGACTCGTCGCCAAGGTGGCGACTGGTCACAGCAAAATTTCAGAAAAGAAAGCGAGTAAGAAATGAAACTGATATGGGATGCACCGCAGGAACTAAAGACCGACCGCAAATTTGAGGAGATCATTCTGCCCAAGGGCGTGTACACATTCACGATCACCAAGGCAGAGTTCGCGCCTGACAAGTACAAGGTCAACGAGCACAACAAAGATGGGATGTCGCTCAAGTTGTGGCTCGACACTGAGTTTCAAGGCAACAACAAACGCATCTTTGCGACGATTGGCGTGCATGAGCCGCACATCATTAACACGGTGGTGATCGCCTGCAATCTCCCGCCGTTAAAGCGTGGCGGCTCTTTGAACGAGCAGAGCCTGATGGATGTCAGGGTCATGGCATCGATTGAGCAGTACACAAGCAAGGTCGGCAAGGTCTCCAACATCGTCAAGGCGTATCTGCCTGCGCATCCTGCGGCGGTGACAAAGCATGCAGATCCAGTGCCAGTCGACGATACCGAGATTCCGTTTTGAGATAAGCCCCGGACGGCGGGCGGCGGTGACATTGGTTGCCGTTGCTCGCTTTAACAAACGCAAGGAATCAACATGTATTTAATGTCATACATAAAAGATAAAGATGTTTATGCAGCCGTAATGTTTGCATGCAAAATGATTAGAGGTAGACAGCAAGCGGGTCTTTCAATTCATAAAGCCGCAGAATATTACAAAGTAGATCGCAGTGAAGTTGCAAAATATGTAAGTCAGCGATCTGCCTCAGTTAAAAAATTAAACTCTAAATAAAAATTTACACGCAAGGATGCGACATGAAACTCAAACGAATGCATGACAGCGTCGAGTCGTTTTATCTCGGGCTGCTCTGCGGCTTGATCGGGATGTGGTGGATTCTCTATTCGTGGGGGGTGAACTATGGAAACTGAAGTCATTAGCCACGCATATCGCTTGCTGCCGTACATCTTCGCAGAGGACGACATCATTGAGATCCGCACTCTCGGCGCGATGCGCGTGCAGAAGTGGACGACGCTCAAGGACGCGCCTGACATCATCGCCGACCTTGACAAACTTGGCGGCAGCGCGACCGACATGTACTTCGGAGCCAACCCGAGGGCGAACAAGAAGGGCGGCACGGCGAAAGATGTGAGCATGGCTCGATGCCTGTACGCAGACTTCGACGGCGGCACGACCATCGAGCAAGCCAAGATGCGCATCGAAGAATCATTGATCCCTGAGCCGACCGCGATTGTTGCCACTGGTGGAGGCGTGCATGCTTGGTGGCGGCTGTCGGAGCCGTGCCTCGACATGGATATTCACTGCGCTTATCAGAAGGCACTTGCGGCTCGGCTTGGCTCTGACAAGTGCATTCACGACGCTCCGCGCTTGATGCGCTTGCCGGGCTTTGTGAATACCAAGTACGACCATCGACCGCTCTGCTATGTGGCCGCAGTCGACACGGACAACACTTACTCGCTTGCGGACTTCCCTGACCCGACGGATGAGAAGTCGGAGCGAGTGAGTGTTGTTGTGCCGCCAGTGCCGAAGAGCATGAGCAATCTGTCGCACCGATTCCTTAACGAAGGCTATGTGATGCCAGCGGGTCGCCGACAAACCATCTTTACCGTTGCGTGCGATCTCGCGGCTCGGTCGTGGGACGAAGGCGAAGCAATGAAGGTGATCACGGAACGATCCGACACGCTCGGGCTGTCGCCGATTGATCTGCTTGACATACCAAGGCAGATCGCAAACGCATACAAGTTCCCGCGCTTGCCGTGCGTGGGAGATGCCGAGGCGGCTACGCCGACAGCGGCGGACTCGGCTCTTGTGATCACACCGATCTGCAAACTAGTTGCCGCTCACAAGGAACTGCGCCGACCGATCATTCACGGACTGCTGCGCTCGGGCGAGACCATGAACATCATCAGTGCCCCAAAGATGGGCAAGTCGTGGCTGGTCAACGCACTTGCCATTCACGCATCGCTCGGGCGACCGTGGCTCGGCTTCCACTGCGCCAAGAGCCGCGTGCTGCTGATCGACAACGAGCTGCACAGCGAGACGACGGCGAGGCGCATACCCGCGCTATGCAAGGCACTTGGCATCGACATCGCCGAACTCGCAGACCTCGACACTCTGAACTTGCGCGGCAACCTGATTGACTTCAGCAAACTCGGGCCAGTCTTGTTCGACAAGATCGAGAAGGGTCGCTACGACATCGTGATCCTCGATGCCTTCTATCGCTTCCTTGTCGCCGGCATGGCTGAGAATGACAACGGCGCAATGGCAGCGGTCTACAACATGATTGATCAATGGGCGCAGAAGTTGGGCTGTTGCTTCATCATGATCCACCACACATCAAAGGGCAATCAGTCGGACAAGGATGTCACGGATGTCGGCTCGGGCGCAGGCAGCATGAGCCGCGCCGCAGACACGCATCTCATTCTCAGGCATCACGAAGACGAGCATCATTTGGTGCTTGACGCTGCCGTGCGGTCGTTCGAGCCAGTGCTGCCAAAGGTTCTGCATTGGTCGTTCCCGCTGTTCACGACGGCGAACAACAAGGATGCGGCACGACTCAAGCGCAAAGGCCCGATCTATGACGGCTGGACTACCGAGCGATTCGTCGACGAGGTCTTTGGTATCAAGACTTTGACCACAGGTCAGGCTTTGCCCATCGCCCTCAAGTTGAAACTGAGTGCCAACAGGTTTAAGACCCTCCGTCAAGCCTCGGTCGGCGAAGGTTTGCTTGTCGCCGAGAGCGACCGTGGGCCATATCGAAAGGCGATGTAATGCATCTATATATAGTCCCTATAACTTTATCGGAGGGCATCATCGGAGGGTCGGCGATTCATTTATCCTCCGATCTTTCGGGCGTGAAAAGATCGGAGGGACGACCCCTAGAGGGTGTCGTCCCTCCGATGTTTTCTACGCCGCTTGGGTGCGCCTCTCAAAACATCGGAGGCGGTGGCAGACCCTCCGATGTTTTGACATGACCCACGCCGACACCATCCTGAGGATTGCCGTCCGAGTAGCCGCGCTCGGGTCGGAACGAGATGCAGCGCGGCTTCGGGAGGTGGTCGTTTGGATTGTGGAGTGGGAGGTGAAGGTGCGTGAGTTCGAGGCAGTCGAAGCGAGGCTGCGCCAGTGCGAAGGCGAGCGGGATCACATACGGCATCTTGAGTTCTGCTTGCGGCCGCGACTCACTCGCAACCAAGACCCGAAGGAACGGAAATTGAAATGACAACTGAAGACGAGAGCCAGCGCACGATCGCACAGACGCGGAACTTTCTTTTCTTCCTGCTGCACTGCAAGACCGACGAAATCAAGTTCATCCGCACGGAGTCGCATCGACTGCTCAAGCATTACCCGATATTGCCACTCTTGCGAGCGGGCGATTCGATGAGAAAATGCAACGGTGGAAAGCGAACCCGAGAATGACGACATCACCTATGTGCTCATCGGCGGGCCGTGCTGCGGCGACACGATACAGCCTGACAAAAGCGACACGCATATTCGGCTCGGGGTTGTGCGCGGAGAGTGCCTCGACCGTGAGGTTCCGCTGCATCTCAAGGGAGAATATACGGAGGCTTTATACACGCGCATGCCCGACGGCAAATGGGTCTACATCGGTCGCTATCGGTGGGACAAGGATCGTGCATACTTTTCGGAGAGTTGATATGCATGTTGTGTTCAATATGCATAACCCTCTTGCGAGCGAAAATAAACAAGGGACGATATAAGCAATGGGATCGCACTCACGAACCAAAGGAAAAGTCGGCGAGCGCGAGTGCGCTGCTGAACTTGCAAAGCACTGGAACTGCACGGAGGCACGACGCTCCGTTCAATTCTGCGGAGCAGATCACGACGCAGATCTAAAAGGCACGGGTAATTTGCATGTCGAGTGCAAGCGATACTGTCGTGTAGCCGTGACCGATTGGGTTGAGCAGGCAGAGATGGACGCGGCTCCCGGTCAAACGCCAGTCGTTGTCTTCAGACAAGACGGCGAGAACAACTGGATCGTGATGATGCGCGTGAGCGACGCTCCACAGTTTGCGAGAGAGTTGCTGAACTTAATCGGGGAGAAGTAATGGCTAAGAGCGTGAAGCCAAGTTGGATAGTCACGCATCACGGTCGCAACATCCACATCGTAAAAGATACAGCCTCGCAACTAAAGAATTGGGAGCGATGGATTCTTGTGTTGAGCGATGTGCATTTTGATGGCGATTGCGATCGACCAGTGCTCAAGCGATTGCTACAGACCGCAGTCAAGCGTGACGCAATGATCATTTCAAATGGAGATTGGTACGACCTCTGCCAAGGTCGCACCGACGCAAGACAAGACAAGGCGCGGCTGCGATCTAACCTTGCGGCGACCGCATACTTCGACGAGTGCATTGATGAGACGGCATCGTTCTTGTGCGATGAAGTGCCAGGTGCTGCGGAGCGTTGGGTGTTCTTTGGGGCTGGCAATCATGAGACATCATGGACTAGGCATCACGAGACCTGTCCAGTTTCTCACACGGTGCGCGCTCTCAAAAGCAAGTGCAAAAATACACAGGTTGGAGCGGGTGGATACGGTGGATGGATGAAGGTGCAACTCGAAGCAGGTGGCAATCACTTGACATTCACGATGAAATACTTTCACGGCGCAGGCGGTGGATTTAGCGCGGCAAAGAATATGTTCAGTTGGATCGAGTCATGCGACGCAATCGTTTGCGGGCATGATCACAATTCAAACATCATCGGCGTGCAGCGCGAGTACCTATCAAGTCAGAACGGCGCGTACCGCGTGCACAATCGCTTCTGCTCGTTTATTCGTGTGGGCACATTGGCAAAGGGATACAAGGACGGAGCGCAAGGATACGAGGCGCAACTTGGTAGTGGCCCGAAGCCGTGCCGGCAAAAGTGGATTCGATTATTTGTCGACTATGAATTGCAGAAGGCAACCACATCGAATCGCAGCGTGATGCGACCTCGCATGAATTGGGAGGTGCTCGATGCCCAATGACTTCACATGCAAGATCGGCGGCATCATGTGGCGCGTGAAGTTTGTTAAGAGCAGCGAGATCAGCCGCACGGCGTGGGGAACATGCGACCATCCACCGGGCAGACGGCCAACGATCTGCATCCGAGCATCGATGACACCAGCGCAACGCATCGACACCATCATTCACGAGACACTGCATGCCGCGCTGCCACTGCTCGATGAAGCAGCAGTGCGATCGACTGCGACAGACATTGCGAGAGTGCTGACTAAGTCGGGCTATCGTCATGCCGAATAGACCGCCGCGTTTAGGTCAGCGTGCGCCGCAAGCAAAGCAGCCGCGACTGCCTGATCACAGAGAAGGATCACACAAGCGCGGGTATGACGCGACATGGCATAAACTTTCTCGGATGGTTCGCTTGGAAGAAGGTCTATGCCGTGCGTGTCTCTTCATTGGTCGGCTGACCGCAGCCACACTCGTCGACCACATTGTCCCTATCTCACAGGCTCCCGACCTACGGCTTGTCAGATCGAATCTGCAAGCGTTGTGCGCCTCATGCCACGCACGAAAGACGCAAGCCGACCTAAAAAAATAGTGGCGTTTCTAGCGTGAGAATGGCATGGCGTTTCTATCCAACCATTGGCATGCCATTATTTCATCAGAAACAGGGGGGGGTCGCCGAAATCGGTGTCCGCCGTTTATTACCGCGATTGTCCATGTTTACGCGCGTGTCCGAGTTGTTTGGAGGTCGAAAGTGCCAATATTTGACACTTTGCGTGTGCGTGGTCGCTGGCATCGCATGCGGAGTGTAACAAAATTCCACGCGTCACTTGCGAGCGAAAATAAAATTGCGAAACTGCACGCATGGGAACACGCGGCCCCGCTCCGACACCAACATCAATACTAAATCTAAGAGGATCGCGACGCGGGGCGCGTCGACTCAAGGGCGAAGTTGTCGGCACTGACGGCACACCGCTGATGTTGCCGTGCATTACTGAGAACATCGAGAGCAAAAGAATCTTTGATCTTGTCGTGTCACAGATTACTAAGTTAGGCGTTATGAAAGAGCAGGACGGCATCAGCGTCAGCATGCTTGCAAATGAACTCGCTCTCGGGGAGCACGCCGCACACATGGCTGTCAAGTCAGGTGGCGATGTGATCGAGGGCAAAGGCGGGATACCGATGATGAATCCTTGGGCACGAGCGCGTCGGGAGTCGCGCGACGCGGCGTGGCGGATCATCACTCACTTCGGTTTGACTGCTTCGAGTCGGGTTGCTTTACAAGGTCAGAAAGCCAGCGGCGATAGCAAAGAAGACACGATCAAAAACTTGTTCAAGTTCGGATCCTAAGCGATACGACTTGCCCGGCTACGACGCAGTCGCAACTGCGGGCGACGGCGATCACTTCGTGCAATCAAAAGCCGACGCTGCTTTCGCATTCTTTGCGCAGGCGTTGCAACACAGCAAAGGCAAGTGGGCTGGTCAGCCATTTGAATTGCAGCCGTGGCAAAAGGCAATCGTCGGCAACCTGATCGGCTGGCAACGCGCCGACGGCACACGCCGCTATCGCTCGGCATACATTGAAGTGGCAAGAAAGCAGGGGAAAAGTCAACTCTGCGCAGGGCTTGCTCTGTGGTCGCTGCTCGCCAGCGGAGAGAACAGTCCCGAAGTTTACTGCTGTGCATCGAGTCGAGATCAAGCGGCGATCGTCGGCGACGCATGCAAGGCGATGATCAGAGCGTGTCCAGCGTTGTCGAGCGTGCTCGAGATCTATCGCAACACGATCACATGCGCAAAGAACAACGGCAAGATCGAAATTTTGTCTAGCGAGTCGGGGACAAAGCACGGGCGATCTGCCTCAACCCTAATTTTCGATGAGCTTCATACAGCACCAAATCGAGATCTGTGGGATGCAATGCAAACTTCTGTCGGTGCTCGACAAGAACCACTATCAATCACAATTACAACTGCGGGTCATGACAAACATTCATTGTGCTACGAGCAGCATCAGTACAGTCAGAAAGTCCGTTCGGGCACTGTCGTCGATCGCTCGCATCTTCCTGTTTTGTTCGGCGCGGACAAAGATGCGGACTGGAAGTCGCCAGCGGTGTGGAAAGCATCTAATCCCAACTTGGGTGTCAGTGTTGATGAAGCGTTCTTGCAGAGCGAATGTCTTAAGGCGCAAGAGTTGCCCGGTCACGAGATCGCATTCCGACAGTTGTATTTGTGCCAATGGACAGAAACAAAGAAGCGATGGATCTCGCTTGAGTCGTGGGCCGCGTGCGCCGCGCCCGAGATCGACGAGCAATACTTTGCGGGCAAGGACATCATAATTGCATGCGACTTGTCCACCACGACGGACTTGACTTCCGTGGCTGTGATCAATGTCGACGAAGATGAGAATGTCGCATTTCTTTCATACGCATTCTGTCCCGAGAACGGCATCCGCAGACGAGCGCGGGTCGATCGAGTTCCCTACGACACTTGGGCATCGCAAGGCTCACTGATCGCCACGCCGGGCGATGTCGTCGATTACGAATATGTGGCGCAGAAGATCCGCGACATCTCCAAGATCGCTCGCTCGGTCAAGGCTGTCGGCTACGACCCTTGGAACGCAACGCAGTTTGCAGTCGGGTTGCAACAAGAAGGTCTGCCAATGCTTGAAGTGCGACAAGGTTATCGCAGTCTCTCAGAAGGTTCTAAAGCACTTGAGGCACTCGTCCTCGGCAAGAAGTTAAAGCACGCCGCGCATCCAGTCGCCGACTGGTGCATGGCCAACACGATGATCGACACCGATCCCGCAGGCAATATCAAACCATCGAAAAGCAGTTCGACGGAGCGCATCGATTGCATCGCCGCGCTCGTCACGGCGCTCGCGTGCATGGTGCACAAAGACGCAGACAACAAAACATCAATCTACGAAGAAGGAAACATGCAATGGGTCTAATCGATCTCATCACACGCGCACTCGGCAAAACTCCGCCACGATCTTTATTCGAGGATTCAACGCCAATCGGACAGCCGATGAGTGGCGGAATCCAGTCGTATGTTTCATCGTGGGCGTGGACTGGTAAAACGATTTCACCCGACAACGCAATGGAGGCTCCGACGGTTTACGCGTGCGTGCGATTGATCTCGCAGACTCTCGCTCGAATGCCGTGGCAAGTTCTGCGCAACAGCGCGGACGGCGCGAGCAATGATGTTACGCATCCTGTGTACCAGCTGCTCAACGGCGAAGCCAACGAGGACATGACATCGTTTGTGTTTCGTGAGGCGCAGATTTCAGATTGTTTGTTGTACGGCAATTCGTTTGCATTCATCAATCGCAATCCCGCAGGCACGCCGATCGGACTTGAGCGACTGCGACCCGACCTGATGTACATGATGCGCGACCAAGCCAACCAACCCTATTACCAATACTGGACAGGCAAAGCAGACGAGAAAGCATCCGAGGAAATTAAGCAACGCAAGTTCAGACCATACGACATTCTCCATGTCGTCGGGCCGGGCGCAGACGGCTTGCTCGGCGAAGCGGCAATCCATCGCATGCGCGACCTGATCGGCATGGAGTTGGAGTTGCAAGAGTTCACATCTCGATTCTTTGCCAACAACTGTCGCCCCGCAGGCGTGCTCTCGATGCCGGGCAGACTGAGCGCGGAAGGTGCAAACAGATTGCGCGAGGCATTTGCTCGAGTGCACTCGGGAGCGCAAGGCGCGGGCAAGGTTGCGATTCTTGAGGAAGGTCTCAAGTACGACGCAATTAGCACCAACGCCAAAGACAGCGACCTCGACAGCATGAAGAAGTTTTGTCGGCAGCAGATCGCCGCTGCATTCAATGTGCCGTCGCATCGCGTCGGCGACAACGACGGCGTGAGTTACTCGTCAGCCGAACAAGCCAATGCAGTGTTCGTGCAGAGCACGCTTGCGGGTTGGGCGGCTCGACTCGAGCAAGAAGTCAATCGCAAGTTGATTAAGCGTGGCGACGATGTCACGACCCGCATCTCATTCGATGATCTATTGCGCGGCGACATGTCGACCCGCTTCAGCGCGTATGCGGTCGCTGTCACAAACGGCATCTTGACACCTAACGAAATCAGATCGCGTGAAGGATTGCCAGCCGTCGAAGGCGGCGAGTCGATCCGCTTGCCTCTGAACACAAGCACTCCGACTGCGGCTGCACCTGTTTCGCCGAATGTAACCACTGAAACCGAAACACAGATTGAGCCGCCGCAGTCGGATGTTGTGCCAGCGTCGGTCGACATCGACCCGACTGAGTTGAAGTCGATCCGCGAATGCGGAACAGGCGCAGGCGGATTCCAAGCGGGCAACGACTGCGCAAAAGGTGGCGGCGAAGGTGGCGAAGGTGGATCAGATAAACCAAAGGGCGACAAGCCTGCCGCAAAGGGAGACAAGCCCTCAAAAGCATTAAGTCCCAAGGGAAGACCAGCAGGCCCTAATGGAGGCAAGCCGCCAGCAGAAGGTCTTGAGCCACCAAAGCCGCACGATGGATATTTGCCAAAAAATCCAAAGGCGTTGAATATTGGAGATTCAGATTTCAACGCCAAACAAATGGGATACAAAGTAGAAAAGGTTCCTGCGTCTCTTGCAGATCAATTAGCCAAAAAAACTTTTGTGAAAATAACTGATTCAAAAGGGAATAGTGCTGTTGTTTCAAATCATGAGTGGACGCAAAGCATGTACGACAATGCAACTGACACTAATGTCAATGAAATAAAAGTTCCAAAGAGCCGACCAAAACGAGACTCTGAAGAAACACTTGAGTATGCAGTTGATCTTTTTTATCCAACTGCACTGGCGGCGATGACGCGATGCTGTGAGTCGGAAGCAAAGTACCGCCGAGGCTGTCGATCTGCTGAACGATTGCAGGCTTGGACACCCGATGTCGCACGCATCGCAAGCGAGATCGCCCCGATCATGCGCGGGCTATTGGTTTTGCAAGGTCACAGCGACCGCGCAAGCGACGGCATTGCCATCGCCAACGCATTCGCAGAGTCGATCAAGACCGAGGCACGCAATGCAGACTGGCACAACACAGGACACACCGAGACGGCCGTGGCACTCGCCACGCGCCTGATTCAAGAACTCATTCAAACTAACAAGGAGCAACTATGAGCAACATCGAAACCCGCAAGGCTGGCGCAGTAAAAGTAACCAAGCGAGAAGGCAAACTCGTCCCGGGCGAGCCGCTGGTGCTCGCAGGCGTTGCGGCGAATTGGAACCGCTACGACATGGGAACCACATACGAGCGTCTTGAGCCGACTTGCTTTGACGAGTCGATCGCAGCCGACGGCGAGAAGATTGTGCTGCTGTGGAACCACGACACCGCCAAGCCGATGGGTCGAGTCAGCGCAGGCAATCTAGATGTGTTTGCTGATGCGGACGGCCTCGGATTCGAGTGCTCGCTTCCCGAGACGGATACGAGTGAAGAAGCGCATGCCTTGGTCAGTTCGGGCATTGTGACGCAATGCTCGTTCGGGTTTATCTCGCTTGCCGAAAAGTACGAACCGCCTGCCAAAGGCGAGACCAAGGGGACGAGAGTGATTCAAAAGGCTCGCCTTTTGGAAATCTCCGTCGTCACCTTTCCCGCAAACGAAGAAGGCACATATGTCGAAGCCCGAGCCGAGCAACCAAAAGCCAAGAAGCGAAAGATCTATCTGCCTCCACAATTTTGAGATTGCCCACTTGCGAGCGAAAATCCGTTTGCGATAATGGGCTGCATAACTGAATACATCCTCGACCGACGGCGCCAGACGCTGATCGATCACGAGAGTGGACTTCCGCGAACTCCCCGAGAGCACGCAGGTTCAAAAGCGTACTTAGACCTTCCGCATTTTGACCGCGTGTTTTCTTTTATACACGCAAGGAGTTTGAATGAACGACAAGAACCAACTCGATCGTGGCGGCGAAGAATACGGCCACCTTTTCAAGAATTATTTATTGCGTGGCGCTAAGGGCATGACCGACTCTGAGTTGCGTGCTCTCAGCGAGACCAGCGGCGGCACTGTCCTATTCCCGACAATTTACTCAAACAAGTTTATGGAAGCGTTGGGCGACGACCAAATCCTTGGTCAAGTGCAAAAGATGGTGATCAATTCGTCCACCTTCTCAATCCCAATCCTGACTCCAGTAGCTTTGCAGGGCGGTTTCAGTCTGCAAAAGAACCCTGGCGAAGCGGGCACGATCATCGATGCCACAGCAGGATCGCAGACCACAGTGACCGTTCCAACGATTGCGCTGCCGGGCACGACGACAACAGGCTCGGCAACATCCACGCTGGCGCTCAAGCGCATCAGCGTGATGGTGAAAGTATCGAACGAGTTGCTCGAGGATTCGGTCGGTCAAGGCGACGCAAGCGTCGAAAGTTTCATTGTGCGCCAAGCGGCCGCAGATATTTCAACTCAAATTGTCAAGCAGATTCTCGTTGGCAATGCGACTGGAACACAGACCGCAGGAACGGCAAGCACAGTCGGATCTGATTCGTGCCACGGAATCTACTCAACATGCAGGCGATACAGTCGGCAATACCCGACAAGTGATTGGGGTGGCGGCATTAGCAGCACAGCGGTGCGTGACAGCATTCAGTCAATTCTGTTTGGAAACACAAACGCGCAAACATTCCCGACTCAGTATTTTAACCGAGCGACACTGATTCTTAATTCCCAACTTGGTCGAACCACGGCTACTACTGGAGTTCAAGGAACACAGATCGTCTCAGCCGCAAATGCACAAGCGGCATTTGCATACGGCAGCGAACGCAAGATATTTGGCGTGCCGTGGTGCTTGCAAGACATGAGCATCTCAAACACTGGCAATGCAGTAATTGCCAGCGGTCAGGAGCCGATGGCAATCCTTGCGGATCTCACACGATATCTATTTGTTTCAAGCAGCGAAGGCGCAACAGTCACAAAACTAAGCGAAACATTTGCAGAAAATAATCAGACGGCTCTGATTGTTTCCATGCGCTGCGCTGGCGTTCTCGCAGATGTAAAGGCTGCAATGGCTTACGGACTCTCTTAATGAATTATTTCACAGACATTCACCGTCGAGCGTGCGTGTCTGTTGCCTCAGCGTTGAGGTAATCGACTCTCGCTCGACACAACAAGAAGGAATTTTATCATGGCAAACGATAGTGGATACAAGGCACTAGTAGAAAAGATGGGCGCTGTGTACGCCGAAATGAAGAAGATGTGCGACGACGCAAACGATAGCGGCGAAGGCATGTCCGACGCTCTCGAAGCGAAGTACAGCGCGTTGAAGATGCAATACGCATCACTCACAGCGCAACGACAACGCAGTGACGAACTGATGAATGTTGGCGCGGGTTTCAAGGCTGAGGCTCCCGAGGCCGCGAAACAAATTCGCAATCTTCCCGGTGCTGAGAATGCAAGCAACAAGTCGGGTCGCAACACGGAGACCGACGAGTATCGCAACGCTTGGGGCTCATACATTCGCTCAGGTGAATACACCAACCCAATGGAGATCCGCGCAATCAGCGAGGCTTCAGGCGGCACAGTGTTGCCACCACTTGAGTTTCATAACGCCATAACGACACGACTGAAGACGATGACTGCTATTCGTCAACTTGCCAAGGTGATTTCTATCGGCAGTTATGCGCGTGAGTTTGCCACCGATAACGCGGCTGGTACTGCGACCTTTGCAACAGAAGGTGGCACAATCACGGAGACTGGTCAAACTTTCCAAAAGGTGACATTGACACCAAAGAAGTTGACCGCTCTTTTGCAAGTCTCAAATGAACTTGTCGACGATGCTCCAGCGCGTGGCGCAGGATTCAGCATCGAGTCAATCCTCACCGAGTCTTTTGCTCGTCTGTTTGCTCAAGCGGAAGAAGCCGCGTTTGTTGGACCAACAGCCGTAACTAACGGTCCTTCAAATCCTTTGTTGGGCGCATCCGTTGCAAATGTCACGATTGCCACCGGCAAGACCACTGCGACTGCTGGCGGAACAACATTGCTTGCTTCGGAAGTAATTGATTGGGTGTACTCACTTGCTCGTCAGTACCGCACAAATGCCAGCATCTTGGTTCACGATGCGACACTCGGAAAGTTGCGTCAACTTGGCTCACTCAATGGCTCTGTGAATTACTTCTGGCAAAACTCAGGCGCACTCGGCGAGCCTGATCGATTGATGGGTATTCCTGTTTACACATCAGCCGCAATGCCAGTGATGGCTTCTGCTACCAAGATCGGCGTGATCGGCGACTTCGGAAACTATTCCGTTCTCGCAGAGCGCGGAACTTACAGCATGCGCGTGTTGAAAGAATTGTACGCGGGCACGGGACAGACTGGATATTTAGCCACGAATCGTGTGGATTTTTCCATCACGCTCAAAGACGCGTTCAGCGTTCTTGCTACCGCTACCTAATCACTGAACTGAATTGAAACCAACCCTCGGCTCGCAGAAATGCGTGCCGAGGATTTATGCCGAATGTAAAGATGATCCAAGGAGTCGTGACAGCGACTGGCGCACACGCGCCGGGCGAAGTCATCTCTGTCGACGAGCGCACCGCAATCGAGTGGATGGCACTCGGTTACGCCGAGCGCGCAGACTCCGACGATGTGCAGTGCTGTTCGCGGGCCGTGCCATGCAAGGCAGTCAAGAAGGGAGCAACACCGCGATGAGAGTCAACACCAAGATCACAACCGAACCAAGTTTCGAGCCAGTGTCGACTGCGCAAACCAAGGCGCATCTGCGCATATTCCACTCGCTTGACGACACCTACATTGCCGCAAGCAGCGGCGGGTCGACATCAATCATCACGACAGCCCGACAGATGATCGAGAACTATTGCGGCATCGCAATCCCAAACACGACATTCACATCGGTCTACGATTCGTTCCCACAGAACACGCCGCTGCAAGGCTCGAGCAACGAGGTCTACAACGGCTCGGGATTTGAGATCGCATTGCCGCGCTCGCCGCTAGTCAGCGTGACGAGCGTGCAATATGTCGACGCGGCTGGCACGACGCAGACGCTGTCAGCGTCAACCGACTACACGGTGAAGTCATACAACGGAATTGGACGCATTCAATTACTTGACGGCAAAACATGGCCGTCACTCGTCAGCGGCGGCGCAGGAGTCGTCACAGTTGTCTATGTAGCGGGTTGGGGTTCCAGCGCAACTGCAATCCCCATCGCACTCAAGCACGCAATCTTGATGCAATGCTCGACGCTGTACGACTACAGATCCACACTCGCTCCGGGTCAACAGTACGAAGTGCCCGGCACGATCAAGGCTCTCATCGCTCAATACAAGTCGGGTGAATACCAATGAACAGCGGGATGATGCGAACTCCGATGATCATCGGCGCACGCACGCAGACGCTGACTTCGTTCGGCACACCGACCTACACCTACACCGCTGGCGACACGATCTTCGGCGAGATCAAGGACTCGAGCGCGGTGGAGAAGACAAACCACATGGCTCTAAGCCAAGTCGTCACGCATCAGATCACAACCAACTTCTACCCGGGCATCAAGCCATTCGACCGCTTCACAGCGAGTTTGAGTCGCGGCACTAGCGGCACGACGATCAGCACCACATTCGAGATCGTCTCCATCGTCGACTACAAGTCGGCGGGTCACACACTCACCATGCAGTGCAGAGAGGTGCAGTGATGGCGAGCAACGGCAAGATCATCAAAGGCTTGGATCAGTTCCTTGATCAGATGAAGACCATGCGCACCGACGACATCTACAAGGTCTTGCGCAAAGCCGAGGTCAAAGCGTTGACTAGACCGCGAGACAAACTTGCAAGCCTGTACGGCACACACAGCGCAAAGAACGATCTCAATCAGACCGAGGCGCAGAAGTCATGGCGTTGGCGGGCAAAGAAGCATCAACCAATCCATCCGATTAAAGAAAGCCGATTGCGAATTGCGCACAACATCTATCACCACCAAATCATTCCATACGAAATTGGCAAGAACAAAGCCAGTGTGTGGAGCCGCATTTGGGGATACACACAAAACTCCTGGCTCATCGAGCACGGCCGCTATAAAGATCCCGCACGCGCATACACAGGCTGGAAAATATTCGAATATTTTTTCAAGACCAACGGCGCGACCATCAACGCAAAATTCACTGAGGATGTTGGATACGGACTTGAAAAAGTATTCAAGCGCATCGCAAACGAAATGAATAAGGCGGCACGATGAAATTCGTCGAAGCCATCCATCTCGCTTTGCAGCAGGCTCCAACCGTGATTACGGCTCTCGGGTCTTCGACCAAGATCTTCCAGTCGTTTGTCACGCCAGCAACCCCAATGCCGTTCATCGTCGTGAGTTCGCAAAGCGATGACGGAGCCAGTCCAACACTTGCAGGAGCCGACCGCCTGCGGGTCGCCACAGTGACTGTCGACTGCGTGCACTCATCGCTCGTCTCTGCGGCCAACATTGCAGATCATGTGCGGGTCGATCTCTACGCAGCAAAGGGAACACTGGCAACCTCAACAAACAGCCCGATGACGATTCAAAGCATTCGCATCGATGGCACAAACATGAACTACGACCTTGGCGGCGAAGGCACTGAACTCGGTGCGTTCGTTTGCAGCGTGACTCTAAAAATTTATTACTTGGCTTCGGCTCCTTCTCCAGTCGCGTTGACTGACGGATCGCAGCCATAACAACAAAGGAATACTCACATGGCAATTTCAGTAGCAAACGGTGGAACAACTCTATCATTGGGATCCTCGCCAACACTCATCGGAGAATTAACTTCGCTCAATTTTTCTGGGTTTGGTTTGTCAGCCGTTGAATCGACAAATCTTGCGGCAACCACAAAGACATTCTTGCCGGGCATTATCTCGCCGGGAACAATTTCCTGCGATTTTAATTCTGACGGTGCGAATACTGGTCAAGACTTGATCAAGTCCACAGTCACATCACGCACTGCTATTGCGTTTGTAATCGCAAGCGCAGACGGTTCTACATTTTCTGGCTCCTCAATCATCACAGGCTACGACTACAAAGCCGCTGTTGATGGAGTCATCACAGGATCCGTGTCTTTGCAAGTTACAGGCACACTCACCATCACCTAATCGAGACCACACATGTCAATCAGAGAACAACTACTTGCGCTCAAGATCCCGACCGCCACCGTCAAGGTTGCGGGCATCGACGGACTCGTTTCGCTTCGCGGCCTCACAGCTGGCGAGCGTGATCAATGGGAGCAATATGTTTACTCGGAGCGTGACATTAAGAAGGGCGTGAAGAACATCCGCGCCAGTCTCGTCGTGAGGTGTATTACCGACGAGGCTGGCGTGCGACTGTTCACGGATGCAGAGGTCGCAGAAGTGGGCGCAATGCCCGCAAGCGTGATCGACAAACTCTATGAGCACTGCCAGCGTCTCTCGGGTCTCGGCGCAAAGGACGCAGAGGAACTCGAAAAAAACTGAGAAGCCGCAGCCTGAGGATGTTCATGTTCACGCTTGCGGCTGAATTGAAAATGACTGTTGCTGAACTAGGAAATCGAATGTCATCAATAGAACTTCAAGAATGGATCGCATATCAGAGCATCACAGGATGCTTGGACTCACGCCAGCGCGGCGACCTCGGCGCGGGCATTGTCGCGTCGACCGTTGCCAACTCGCATCGATCAAGCAATTCAAAGTCGTTCAGCCCGCAGGACTTTATGCCGTACTTTGAAAAGCCAAAGCAGACACCGCAACAAGCACTTGAAAAACTTAAACGACAGATGGGAGTTAAGTAATGGCAGTCACAGGCAAGATGACAGTCGATCTGTACGCGAATCCAGATCCGTTCATTCAGGGTATGAAAGCGGCTGAAAATTCCGCAAAGAAAAGCGGTGAAGGGATTGCCGGGCATATTTCAAAAATCAATGCGAAGCAATTAAAGGGACTGACTCACGAAGTGCTTGGAGGTTTGGGAACGATTGGTTTAATTGATGAAGGCGCAAAGATGGCTTTAGAACTTGTAAAAGGTTTTAAAGAAGGCAGCGTCAAAAACTTTTCGGATGCCGTATCCGTGGTTGGCAACACACTTGTCACAGGTTTAAAAGCAATACCTATTGCTGGCACATTCCTTGCGATTGGCGAGCAAATCGGAAACATGGTTTTTGGAGTTGACAAAGCCAATGAATCCATCAAGTTAATGAATGAACAGATGGCTCGGACA